ACCTTTCGTTGAAGCGATTTAGCTGTGTCGCTTTCCCTAACAACGACTTCTGTAAGATTGCAGAACTGGAAGGGTCGAAGGATAATTTCTGAGCAAGGGTTTGTGCCAAACTCAAAATTAGGATCGCGTCGTCCATTGCGGCCAGCAATTCGTTGACAAGCTGCTCGGCTGAAGAATCCGGGTTCTCCTGACTTACTTTCATATAGTTCTGTCCACTTGTTCATAAAGAAACCAACGTCAGGCTTCCGGTTCTCGTACACTGCGCTGTTGTTGCTCAGGGCACGATGAGGATTGTCATTCCACCACGCACCAAACTTAGCCTTCGACATACGGTCATCCGTACAATCGAACAGACTAATCATGGCAGACCGACGTACACCACCAACTACGACGATGTCAGCGATCTTGCACATGATGTCGTGACACTCTACGCTTGTCAATCTTCGCCCGCTTGCACGCCTAAAAAGTTGTACGGAAAATTCAAAAAGATCAACAAGTGGTTGAGGCCCGGACGCACGTCCTCCAAAAGTTTTAAGTCGCTCTCCCGCACTACGCACTCGGCTGACATCCCACTTTGGAACTTGACCAGCAATGAGTAAAGAGACGAGTTCTCGGTAGGATTTTGCCCATCCTTCCTTACTATCTGCAACCGTAATGATTGTATCTGTGTCTTCGAACTGCTCAGAGATTCGAGGAAGTTGTTCGATGTATTTTTGTTCGACACTGTAGCCTACTCCTGTCCCACACATAAGAATGTACATACATTCGTCAAACGAACGAGGACTATCTACGGGAAGGTATGCACAGTTGTAAGCAGGCACATGGCAGCGGTCCATAGCAGGACCAGCAGTCATAAGCGCCCGCATAGAAGGCATCACTTCAAGATTGTAAATGGCTTCGTGCAGGTCACTAATGTCGTAAGAGGAGTTCTCGCTGTGCATATACTCTGGACTAAGTTCAGTCATACGCCAAGTGTAATAATCGACCAGACGCTTAACAGTCTCATTCCAGTCCTCTCGGCGGTTTTCGTTGTCAAGCCATCGGGCGTAACGGCTCTTGTAAATGAACTCTTCGTAACTACTCGGGAATGGATTATTCGCCAATCTTATTTTCCTTCATTGCTTGTCCGAGCGCACCAAGAAAGGCCGTCCAGAAATTAACGTCAGAGAGAATTGTTTGTACGGTCTCTCTCTCTTCGTCTGTGTTCAGTTCAATCGAGATACTCTTGTTGTCGCCGTACGCAACTACAAGCGTGTTTTCGTCAAAGAAGATAGCTGCTTCGTTCAGTTCTTCCATTAGTTAAGCATTCCTTTCATAGCTTCAGGGATCGGCATAAGCTGCCAAGGCCAGTCAAACTCAACAGGAGCAGAAGGTAGAATCTTGTCTCCTACTACAAAGAGAATAGTATAACCATGGACAAGCCCATCAGAGTCGGTATTAAAATGCACACCAACTTTAGCTTTGTTCTGTAGAAAAAGCTGTAGCCTTTCTAGGATAGTCTCGTCGTCCCACTTGTTTTCAATCTTATCTTTTAAGCTGGCACTAGACAATTATTAAGTTCCCTATATCGTTTGATAAACATTCGGCGGGCCATCAAAGGACTCATCCCCATAGCCTCTACCTTTCGAGTTGCTCTCAAGTCTTGGTGCCAGAGAGTGTCTTTGACTCCGTTGTTGGCAACGGACTGTCGTTCTTGCCAATACATTCGTTTGTCGGCGGCGTGTACTTCAGGATGATCGAGTCCCTCAGTAATTCCAAAAGCTCCTGAGATCGCCCGTTGGACTCGATCTTCAATTCGCTTGTACTCTGGCAGCAACTTTTTGAGGGGGCTTGACACGTCTCCGAGATACGCTTCCGAAGCGTCGTGTAACAGACCAGCGAGAGCAAGGCGTTCGGGAACAATACGAGACACCAGAACACTGTGTTCGGCAACACTATAAAAGGTATTGACATGGCCAGTGTAACGGCACAGGTTGCTAAGAGCCGTTGCAATTTCTTCAATATCATACTCGTATTCTTCCGGTTTAAGAATGTCAAAGAACTTACCACTCAGTGTAGTGATTGACGATTTAGTCTGGTGCTGTGTCACGCCACGTCTTCCACTTCCATTTCACGGAGCTTGAGTTCGAGACGTGCGAGGGCTCCCCAAGCGGTGTGGGCAGCATGAAGAAGTCCACTATCAGGGTCCAGCACTTCACCTTCTCCTTCTCGGACAAGGTGTCGTACCATTGCATCAGAGTAGCGATTGACTCCGTCGCCCACTCCTTCCCATCCTTTCCATGCGTACTTGGAAGCACCGAAAGCGGAAACTGCGGCAACTTCTCGAACTGCGCGAGGGAAATAAGAAAGGAGGCCCCGATAGATTGGAGCCTTTCCGGCGTCATATTTGATCGCACCCTGTGCGAGCTTCTCTTGTGGGTCATTGGTGTACTCGTTACTCGCCATAGCTCATAAACTCCTTAATCTGGTTAATGTTTTCTAGGATACGGTCTTCTAGAAGCTCGACAAGCTCTTCGAACATGTCGTCTTTATCACTCATCAATAGGTCTACTAATTCGGTAGGAGTAAAGTAGTCAAGGATTTGGTTCTTAAAGAATTCATCCACGTTAAATCATCCGTTCTTTCTTACCGTCGTAATACGAACCACAATCCTGACAATGAAGCTGCTGGATACGCATGGTCTTAGTCCTACGATACTTACTAATGTGGACATGTTCACTACCACAGTTAGGGCAGGAGTCACGCTTGGTGTCTGCAAGATACGGGTGATTAGGAATGAATTCACGAAGCTTGAAGTAAAGCTCTTCAGTCAGTCGAACGTCCTGAATGCAATAGTCTTCCATCTTCTTCTGTGCTTCTGCGTCACCGTCCATTACTCTACGCCACAACATAAAGCCTTCGTGTTCAAGCTTGCTTGCTCCAACAAGGTGAGGACCAACATAAGCCAGACGATTAGAGAAGAAGCGCATCTTTTTACGCCAGAACTGTTGAAGGTCTAGGGAGGTTGGCTGAGGCGGGGCAGGAATGTTGTACCGAGCAAACTCTCCGTTGAGCCAAGGAAGATCGAACCGGTTCTGGTTGACACCAATAACCATGTCGCTCTCTTCAATAAGCTTGGCTGTACGTCGAAGCATGTCCTTGGTGCCGTGGCCCCATTCAGTGAACATGTACTCTTCGCCATCAACCCACTTAGCTCCTACACAGAGAATCCCTGGAGACTCTACGATCTGATCTACGCCAATGTTTTCTTTGAAGCCTTTCCAAGCGTAGACCAAGGCGGGCTTAGTCTCGATGTCAAGGGTTAGGATTTTACTTTTACTAATTGTACCACTCCTCGGGAATGTGTTCACCCTCTTCCCAAGGAAAGCCGTGCTTGTCGGCCCATTCCGCATAGGTCAAAGAGTTAGGTGATTTAGTTATTCGGTTATTAGCTCGTTGGAAAAGCATTCGTATATCGAGCGTTGGATTTTGTTTCTTAACTCGAAGCATCTTTCCTCGGTCTCGGTTGTTGAAATACCCCTTAGATTCAACATACACTCCGTTTCCAAGATCAAAGTCTGGGATATAGCGGGCAGTCGTATGGTAACTGATAACGGGTGACTTCGGCTCGTATACCAATCCTTTGATACGTCCACTAGCATTCTCCCAAATTCGCTTCTCAAACTTACTTCGAAACTTCACGCTCGGGGCACCTCATATACATCAGGTGTTCTTACAACCTCAGTCAAATAACGAGGCCCTTGTGAGTAGATAAACGTACGGACGTCAGGAAAGCACCGGAACTTGTACTGACAGTACGAGCAACCCGTATCGAGCTTCATGTTACCAGACTTACCATCGGGCACTGGTTGGTAGCACAACTCAGGAGGTTCAGGTTGTTCAACCACTTTCTTTAGGTGTTCGATACGCTCCTCAGGTTTGTGGTGCTTAATGACCTGAGCCTTCAGGACAGAGACACACATCTCGCCAGACGACTTATCAACAGCAAACCACGCAGCGTCTTTGTCAGGGGTCAGTACGTTAGCGTAGCCAGCAAGCTGTTCTACGTAACCGAACGGATCGTCCTGCTCGACCGTACCTTTTCGG